AGCACATCATATTTATCTTCAGGGATTGATACATAATGTTCTTCAAAAAGACCCTTCATGCCTGAAAGGAAACTTTCAGTCATTTCAGTCTTCAGTCCTTGCTCAATTGCAAGTTCATTCTCATTCATCCATTCATCAGCAACATACTCCAGATAAGAGTCAACTCTTTCCTGGAGGGACTCTTTGAGTTCCTCAGTTGCCTCAGAAATTCTGGTAGCATATTGCTCTTCCAGAGTTTCTTGGATTTCTTTTACTTTAGAATTCAGAGCAGCTTCAAAGACTACCTTTGCCTTTTCTCTGAATTCCTCAGAAAGTTCTTCACCACCCAGAAGGGCAGCAACATCTTCATCTACATCATACTCTTCAATAGTTTCAGTTTCTTCTTCCACTACTTCCTCTTCAGTAGTTTCTTCTTCAGCAACTACTTCTTCAGTATCAAGTTCTTCTTCTTCCTTCATACCTTTAACTGGATCAGCAGACTTTGCACCTTTATTGACCACGTCTTTTACCGTTTTAATTTTAGGTTCTCTAAGTTTGGCAGAGTCATCATCTGTCTTATAATTCTCTGGTGTAGGTCCACCAAGATCTTCATATGAACCAGCAACTGATGTATCCATTGGATCTGCTGCCTTAGCACCAGAGTTCACGGCAGTTCTGGATTGTTTAGTGCCTGATTCCATTTCTTGTAAATCTCCACGAGACATTGTTAACTCTCCGTTTTAACCTTTTAAAATCTATATTTATTTAGTAAATTAATAACCTCAAAGGTTATTAAGAAAACTGTTGAATAAATCTAATTTCTTCTCATCCAATTGTTTTTGAGTGACAAGAGTATTGATTTCTTTATAAGTTTTAGCAGCAAGGTGTTCTCTAAGAACACCTCCATCCCAAACCCATTCTTTTCCTTCCATAATACCCTCAACAAAGGCATCAGGAGCAGATGGATCTGCTACAATATCAGCAGCTGTTGCTAACATAAAGTCATCACCAACAACATTTACACCCTCTCTGGTGGGTTTTAATGATCCAATTCCTCTAGAAGAAACACCAAGTTTTACACCTTCTTCTATCAAAGATGATGCAATTTTACCCATTGGTGTGCTTAAAAGTTTAGCTTTACCAATAAAGTTTGAACCACTCTCTTTAAGTGACACAATTTTATGTGAAACTCTATCAAGATTGACAGTAGGACCTTCTGGATGACCCAGTTCTCCTAATGCTCTCCCTGATTTAACATGGTTTTCATTGTATCTTTGAACCTCCTTTCTCAGGACGCTCATTGGATACATTCTTCCATTTCTATTTTGAAGATCACCTTGAAGAAAGATGCCTTCAATAAACATTGACTTTTTGCCACCTACATTTTCTACAATGAAGTCAACTGCTTCTATTTCTTCTCTGATTAATTTCATGAGACCTGAACTTGCTGAATGAATACTTTACCAGTGCTTGCTTGTGTTTTAGCAGCAATCATAATTGATTTTCTAAGAGATGTGCCTTGATTAGCATCAAATACATCAGTCACTGATGATGAATCATGATCTACAACAATTCTTGTTCCAAAATAACCAGCAGCACCAATTGTACTATCCATAGATTGCACAATTTTATGAGTAAAATTAAAGTTACTTTGGCCAGCAGTTAATGTAACTGCATCACCTATTGCAAAGGGATTACCAGTGCCCTCAGGAAAATCAATAGTAGTTGTAGTTCCAGTTGTAATTCCAACAACTCTTTGAGAGTTTACTGGACCAATGCTTATTGTAGTAGCGTCTGAAGTTCCTACATAAAAATCATCAACTGTGGCAGTAGGCAAAGTTCCAATTGCAATATGTGCCCCTGCACTTTCAGCTACAACTCTGATGGTATCAGTTTGTTGACTGATAGCAGAGGATCTTGCTGATGAAGTACTAGTTGTAAAAAAGGTATTTACACCAACTGGTTTTAGAGCAGTCATTATTAGAAAATTTGTCCTATAATATTTATTTAGTTATTCTTCGTCTGTATAGGTAATTTCTTCCTTTTCAGATTCACTTGGTTCATTTTGATTAAAGGTAGATGCAGCAACATTTGGTCTTGCAGCATCAATTCTCTCTGCGCTTTTAGCATATAAAATTTCTTTAATTTTATCACTAATTTGAGAGGGTGATTCATCAGTCACCATTAAATCCATTAATTCTTCCATTTTTATATGTGGAGTGTGTTTTTATTTATATTTCCCCACCTGATGGTGTCTCAATTTCATCTCCAGAGGCATCTGGTGATTTTGGAGAACTTGGCATCTGAGGTGGTTGATCAATTGGACCAGTCATTGGTTGTCCAGTCATTGGATCAATTTGCATTTGTGATGGATCAGGAATTGTTCCATCTTTTATTTCTTTTTTAATTTGTTCATCTTGTTCAATAATTTCAGCATCAGTTTGACGTAAAATATGTCTTCTTACATAATCTTGTGAGTAGTACTTGCCAACATATGGTTCAGCAGTTTGTGTCAATGTAAGTCTTTCAGTTAACAACTCTGCTTCTTTCAGTTCTGCAAAGTGGTTATCATATAAGAAATCATATTGAATATGATCTGACATTGCATCCCAATCTTCAGGAGTTACAATGTTTTTCAAAATTAATTGAGTTTTCAGCATGTCACTGAACATTGATGAGAATCTTTTTCTCAATCTGCCAACAAATTTAGAAAATTTAATTTCATCTCTTAAAATCTCAGATGATCTTCCTAATGAAAAACCACCTTCACTTTGCAATCTTGTCTCTGGTACATTTAGAGCTCTATAAAGTTTTTTCTGGAAATAATTAATATCTGTAATTTCTCCAAGATTTTGACCACCAGGAAGTGTAGTGATTTCAGTTCCTCTACCACCCTCTCTTCTAGGTAACCAGAAGTCTTCCATCATAGACATAAACTTCTTGTCATCACGAATCTCACCAGTGTTAGCATCATAAACAAGTTTGTTTCTATAACGCATCATAACATCACGCAGATATTGCTCTGCCTTTATTTTTGGCAAATTACCTACATCAATGTAAAAAATTCTTCTCTCAGGTGCTCTTGATAATCTATAAATGACAAGAGAGTCCTCAATCATCATTAACTGATTGAGAGGTTTAATTGCTTTATGCAACCAAGACAAGGTAGTTCCTTTGTTTCTATCTACCAATCCAGATGTGCAGTAAGTAACTGAATCTCTTGTTAATCTTATTCCTTTTTGTCCACCTGTTCCACCACTTCCATATCCAGAAATTTGAGGATTATACATGAAGTATTCCTCAATGTCAGGAAAATCATAATTAGATGGATCCTCTTTGTTTGATCTTTGTAATCTATCTAATCCATCAGGACCATTTTTCTTTACCTGACGAATATATCTCATTCTTGAGGCATCAATATATCTTAATTCTTGGATGCCTTCAGTTGGATTTTTTTGATCAATTACTTTATTGTAATATAATTTTCCATCAATATACCAATTTCTAAAAATTTCATGTGCTTTTTTATCAAAGTCAAGCAGTTCACAAATATATTTAAATTCTTCTCTTATTTTTTTCTTGATGCCATCACTTGCATTCAGATTTGATAATTCAATAGTTACAGGACTGTCATTTGTATCAGAGACAATTGCTTCATTTACAATGTCTTCAATAGCACTATCAGTTTCTGGATATAGAGCCATTGATCTATATCTTCTTATTAAATCACTCTCAGTTCTATATACTCCTTCAATATCTACATAAGAACCAAAAAAACCACTGCTAATGTAATTCTCCGATCCATCCTGATCATTAGGAGGGACCGGAGAAACTACACCAGGTGGTGTTTTTTCAGTATCTTCAATTGAAAAACCAAACAGCCTTGCCATTATTATAAACTAGAAGTCTTTGTGCTCCTAGTATTTAGAACATAAAATTAATCAGTGCCTTCTGATTGGTCAGCAAGTGATTTAGGAATCAAATTATTTGATCCAGGATCATCTGCATTAGTAAGAGCATCATCTTTGTATCCAATAGTATAGTATTGATATGCAAAGGTTACAGTAAATTCTTCAATAGTATCAGCACTATCATAGCTCAGTTCAATAGGTGAGATTTCTGTTGGGAACAAATCAACAAAAGTGTAAGTTCTCAACTTAATCATTTCATCACCCTTACCAGCATTATTATTTGTATTGTTGAGGATATTACCTCTTCCAAGTTGTCTTACTGTAGCATTTGTCATATATTCACCTGGTTTAGCAATTCCAGTTCCATCATCTAATTTTGCAATTGCATTGCCCCACTTTTCAAATGCAGTTCTAAGATCAAAACTTTCATCATTTAAAATGGTCACTGTCCAATCTTCATATGTTCTGTCACCAGCTACCTTTAAAGTTCTACCTCTGAATGGTACACTAATGGCAGGCACAGATGAACCAGGCATCTGTGCTGCTTTACACATAAATCTAAAATTCTTTTTAACATTATCAGTCCATACTTGCCCAGGATATTGAGACTCTACGCCTGAAGGGAAAGATGGAAAATTTACTTCAAATAGATTGGGGCGTGCACCCCCACCAGATAATCTGTTTTTAAACTGCTGAATGTTTGTTCTTTTTGTTGTTGCCATTTTTTAGTCCTCCTTAGATCTTTTTAAATAATTATCAAATAGATTCAGCGAATTGAATACCAGCCCTTGTTGCAACAAAGGATAGTGAAATATAATTAATTGATCTAGTAGGTTGAATAAAGATATCAGCCTTGAATTCATTATTGTCAACAATAGCAGGTGTATTGTTTGACTCATCACAGACAACTCTAAAGTTTTCAATTCCTCTATTTGTCTGAATCTCTCTTAAGAATGGAGAAATTGTATTGACAAATGCTTCTCTAGTGTCAGCATCATTGACCTCAAAGAGAGATGCCTGAGATGCTTCTTCAATAGCTTCTTCAACTACAATGAACAATCTTCTAACATTGATTCTATCAAATGCAGACCCATAGGAAAGTGCAGTTTTGTCACCAAAGAGAAGAGGACCTGCTCCTTGATTAATAATTGGATTGATTCTAGAAGAGTACAAAGTGTCTCTTTGATCTTTATTTGGATTGTATGCAAGTTTCACAGCATTATTAAGATTTCCTCTCTGTATACCAGCTGGTGAGAACCAAGGGAATGATTCAACTCCTGTTCTAACCATCAAACCTGCAACATCAGCATTGCAAGGGAGATATCTAAAGGTGTCATTGAATCTGTCATAGACATACTTATATCCAGAGTCAAAGACTGCAAATGATGATGAAGTTAATGCTGAGAAGAAGTTAACAACATTGGTTGTTTGTGTTGTTGAATTTGATACATTAACAACATTATCTCTATGTGGTGAGATACAAGCAATACAATCCTTTCTTGAATTGGCAATTGAAATAAGAAGATTTGCTTTTGCTTGAGTTTCAAGTTCAGTTGTACAACCTGGACCCATCAATAAGAAATCAGCAGGTGCTGTATCCTTATTATTAAACAATTCATATGCAGTCTTCAGTTTGCCTAATGTTGCTTTAAAACCACCACCCTGAATGGCACTACCATAATCATTTCCAGCATTTAACTCATAACTTACTGCACCAATACCAGAGAATACAATTCCCTTAGCATTTTGACCCCAAACACCTGAATTTGCAGTGTTAGCAGTGAAGTTTGTAGAGAATCCTAGTGCTCTTGGAGTGGTTGGTCTACCACTTGTTCCATCAACTGCAAAGGATGCATTGGTTCCTGCAAAAATATATTCTGAGTTATCAGAAATATAATTCTTGAAGTAATTTCTGGTTGGGTTTTGAGCATCAAATACAGAGTCTGCTGCTTTTGAAAGTCCATTGAATTTCTCAAGGATATTTCCTTGAATTCCAGTTACTGAACCATCATCATCTACAACTGCCACATTGATGGTGTCAAATCTACCACCTGCAGAAGTTGCGAAGTTTGATGTTCTAGGTCTTGGAGCAATTGATTTCCAAAGCACTGTGGAATTGTCAAGTCCAAGAGTTTGTTCATCATACCAGTCAACAGATGATGTAATAGTAACTGTTGTTGGATTTAATGGAGAAGCTAATGTGTTTGTTGTAATAGCAACAACACTTGTTTGTCCAATACTGATGGACTTGAGAGGATTATTTGGTTCATAATCAACTATACTGTAAGTGCCTGATCCATCTACTTTAGCAACAATTTTAACATCAAATGTACTTTGACCAGAAGAAGCAGTATTTACACCAGTAATAATTGCCTGAACATAACCTGTTTCAGCACTTGAAATACCAACCCCAGCAACAGTTGCAGCAATTGCAGCAGTTATACCATATCCTACTGTAATACCAGCACCAGCAAGACTTGTTGTCGTAACTCCCAATCTTTGGTCTGCAAGACCATCAATTTGACAAACTCTTACACCATTACCCCATGATCCAGGGTTTCTTGTGGCATAATACCAAGTTGATGCTGTGCTATGATTAAACTCATAGTCATCATAATTTTTAATCTTTACATTTGTAGTTGTTCCCACACCAACAGCAGCGTGTGAGTTCAATAATTCATCATCATCAGCTCTGACAACAGAGAGGACACCTCCATAACCCATATACTCAGATGCAGATAACCAGTATTCATACTGCCTATCTGTGCTAATTGGTCCACCAAAAGTATCAAGTAATTCTTGTGAAGTAGTGATTCTAGTTACTTCCTCTACAGGTCCAATTTTAAAGGGTCCAGCAATAGCACCAACTGTATCAACAGTGCCCTCTACTCTTCCAGTAGTTAGATCAATTTCTCTTACCAGTACTCCTGGAGATAATTGAGGAGTTGCCATGTTTCTCTCCTGATTCTCAGATTTTACTATAAATTATTTAGAGTTTTGATCATTTTCATTGGGGAAACTGGGAGTGAACTACCAATCTGGATAAGACCAATCACAAAAAGGATCTTTTTTCTTTTTATACTCTACAATTCTTTTTATTGTACATTCTTTACATTCATATGAATATGATGATGGAACTGCACCTCTATTCTTTCTTGTTCTGTAAAATCCATCAATTAAATTTTTTATCTCTCCACATGATCTACACTTTCTATCATTTAAAAGTAAGTGACCAAGTTTTATTTGCCCATCAATATCCATTATCTGTAGTCCCACATATATGATCTGTCTCCATATTCATCAGCGTACCATCTGTCCCCTTGTTGATCCACAAAACTAGAATCATCAAGTCCATCATTAATAAAACCAAAGGGTGCCATGTCTTGCTCAATTTGATTTTTTTGTTCTTCATATAATCTTTTTCTAACATCTTGATCTGTTAACTCCTTGAAATAATCTTGTGCAACTAACCATGCATATATTACTAGACACATTGCCAAATCGTCATTACATCCTTCTTCTGCTTCAAAAGATCCATGCTTTGAAATGAATGTGGTAAGTTCTGAAATAATTTCATAATCACAAAAAGTAAGTTTATTCTCCTCAATCATTGTTTTTAAATTAAGAGATCCAACCTTCTTTACTGTTTTAGACATCTTGACACCAAGTTGTGTCTTCTTTCCTGAAAATCCCTGACCAACTATTTGACCTGCTCTTCCTCTCATTGAACACATCAATAAGTTTTGATATTCAAGATCATATTGTATAATACTTGCTACCTGATCTCCAATATCATTTACTTCACAAAGAATAAATGCTTCATTATATTTTTTTGCCATCTCCCAAATAATATTTGGGAATAGCATAGGTTTTATTTCATTATTTCTATATTTTGCTACAATTTTATGTGGAAACTGTGTAATGTCAAAAATAACAAATGCTGAATAATCTTCACCAACACCTCTTGCCACATCAACAGTAATAACATAATCACCTTTTTCGTTTGGTGGTTCATATATATCCATACCAGCATTAGATTGCATTGGATTTTCATATACCAATGACTTTAGTTTACTTGGAGCAACTAAAGTATCTACAGAACCTAAAAATTCACACTCAAACTCAATTTTAAATTGTGCTTCAGATGTATTAGCAATAGTTTGTTGTTTCCATTTATCATCTCTTCCAGGAACTTCACTCCAATGCACATCTGTAGGGATATACTCATTTCTTCCCTTCTCAGCATCATGCCACATCCTATAGAAGTGGTTCATGCCATGGGGCGTTGAAACTATGATGACTTTTGTGCTTTTACCAGAAGTAATAGTAGGATAA